ATAAAGTTTTATATTTGTAATACCTGTAGCTTGAATGTATGTAACTCTAGCAGGACCAATATTAGTAGATCCTCCTGAAGCAGTTTTTACCTGTCCGTCAGCTGTAAGTGTTGTAAATTTTTGGTCTGATGACATATTGTTTTCTCCTTAAAATTTTATGTGGACCCGAAGGTCCACACTAATTATTTATTATGATGCAGAAATGTTTGCTAATGTGTCAAGTCTTTTCCAGTTTGTACCATCTGAAAAAGCATACACAGCATCGCCCGCAGCACCATCTTGTACGTAAACTAATACACCTTCATTAGCAGATGCTTCAAGACTATTAGTTCCGTCTGTGATTGTGTTAGCGTCTGTAACTGTATAAGGAGTTTTTCCACCTTGTTGGGTGTCTCCTGCGTTAACGTTAGGTCCACCAATAAAACCATTTAATGATGTTACCGGTCCTGTAAATGTAGTGTTTGCCATAATTGTATCCTCCTAGTTTCCGAACATAGTCTCTAGGCCGTCGACTATACGCGTCTATGTTCTAATTAAATTGTATAGTGATTAATTTATATACTAGATTTGTATAGAGTGCAAGAGATCCCTAGGAATGATTGACGTTTTCAACGATGTATTAGTCCTAATTAACCAGCGTAAAGATGAATTTCACCATCTTTAGGATTGCTTTGGACTTGCTCCTCCTGTTGCCTGATAATAGATCTAATTACTATTTTGATCTCATCACCAATAACAGACATTTCAGGTGTTATTTGTCCTTTGTTTTCAAGAAACAACTCGTTCCATTTAGACTCGAGTTTCAGTTTCTTTGCGAACAGTACCATGTTGTCCTGAGCCATTTGTAACCTCCTCATAGGTTATATAAAAATCATTTGCAGTACTAGTGTATTGCATATCATTTTGTTCCCATTTTATATCAGATTTTCCTAAAAAGTCAATAATGGGTTTATTTAGCTCATCCGCATTATTTATCTCTTTATCACTTTCGATTTCAAATTTTGTTTGAAGATGTTTTGTAAATATTTTTATTAAGTATTTATATTGAGTCATTTTTTCTTTCTATTTTGATAATGAGGCGAGATTGTGTCCCGCCTCAAAATTTCTAATTATTATGCACCTGGTGATGCAAAAATACCTCTATAGTCAGATACACCAAATGAGTATCTTTCTCTAGCTTTGTATCTTACGTTACCAGTGTCGAAGTCACCTTCCATAGCAGTTTTAATAGCTGCTCTTTCAAAGTACTTCATACCATTAGGCACATCTGTGATAATGTAGAATGCATCTGGATCAGTTAAGAAATTGTTCACTCTATAACCTTGAGGAACCATTCCCATAGAAACGATTGCATTGATATCATTATCAGCAGTACCAACTCTACCTTGAGATTTCATCAATCTCTCAGCAGTGAATTGAAGCTCAGAAGGAATAATCATTTTTACACCTCTTGCAGCAATTTTTAGACCTCTTTCGTCTGTCATTGCAGCAATATCGATTAATGATTGCTCTAATGAAGTTTCATTCAAGTCGGCAGCCGTTGCTAATGTGTTAGATACAGTTCCACTAATTGTAGGGTGATTAGTTGCAAATAATGCAGAACCATCACCTGAAGTGAATGTACCAAAACCATTAACTAATGGGTTAACCGCTTTAACTTGTTTAGTGTTCGCCATAGATCTAGCTAATGCTTTAGTATATCTACTTCCAAGTCTGTCATATAGGTTATCTTCAACCGCTTCTTCAGTGATTGAAAATGCTAAAGCTACAGTCTCGTGAGTGTATCTTGAAGTGTAAGTCTCTTGAGCATTGTCAAAAGTTACACCAGAACCCTCAGCTTTTGTCTGTGCTTGAGCAAAACCTGATAACATAACTTCTTCTTCAAACGCTCTGTCTGAAGACTCAGTAGTATATATTTCAGCATGCTGATTCTCATAACGTTTATATTCCAGACCGAATAAAGCATTCAAACCTGGCTCTAGTTCTTTAACTAGTTGTCCTCTAGATATCGCCATAATTATCCTCCTATTATATTCCGGCTGTTTGTTTCATAAAGTGTTCGTTGATAATAACAACTACATTCGCATTAGCTGCGCCTACTTCGTCATTATCAGGATCTTTTGAAACACCTATTATTTTTAACTGAGCTGCATCTGCTGCCATTGTTCCTGAAATTTCTGTTTTAGAAATGTAATCAGGTGAAGAGCCCGCAGTGTACGCAATATCAGCACATAAGCCGATATCTGCAGCGGCTACTGTACCAGCACTTTGTACTTCAAATCTCTCATAAGGATCGTCTGAAACGAAACCTACGATATCAGTAGCTGTGTTACTAGCTTCTAAGTGATTTGCCCATGTTGGTTTACTTGTTGATGCGTCAGTATAGAAAACACCATTTAGTGATCCGATTAAAACATCACCTGCTGCGGCTACACCAATTGTACCAGTTGCTAACATTTCAACTGGATCCCATTGATAAATAGCTGTTGCAGAAGCTGCAATGCTGTACTCAGATAAACCTTGATTGTCTCTATTCTGTCCGACTTTACCAATTGCTTTCAAACCGAAAGCGGCGTCTTTATTTGCCATAGTATTTGTCCTCCTTAGACATTGTTAAGTTTATCCAGTGGTCTAGTAATAGTTAAAAAATTAACTTTTCTTTGAGCCACCGAAGGTTACACGAGTCTGTCTATCAATATTGATAGGCATACTTGGATGCTGTTCCTTCATTAAATCGTTGTCAACTGCTTCAACATTGTCCTGAGCTTGTTTTGTATAATAGTCAGTACGTTGTTGTGCGATTTCTTCCGGTACCCTTGCCAGCACAAGGCCACCAACTCCGATCACTCCCTTATATTTACCGTCTTCTACTTGTGGATAATCAGAATCTGGATATTCATCAGATCTAACTAATTCATATCCTGATCTTATTCTTCCAGCGACATTCTTAGTGTCATGAAATCCTAAGGTTTCTGCTCTAATCCATCTGTGCGTAAAACCTGCCGGTGCAGGGGGTGCATCTAAACTTGATGGTGGAGACCAAACTTTTTTTTGAGCTGTTTTTTCTCTAGTTTGACTCGCACGCGAGGTTCTTTTATCGTTATTATTTTCCATATGCTTATACCTCCTTCGTGATATTTAATTGTTTCGCATATTCTTCTAGCGGCACTCCTAATTTTTTAGCTATTGCTACCTGTGATGAAGTGAGTCTCACAGTTTTGCGACCAGATTTAGTACTTCTTTTTGCAGATGCAACTGTCTGTACAGGTTTGGCCGTTTCCACCTTTTGTTCATTATTAACAAATTTGTGGGGAAATTCAAGTCTTATTCTTTTATCAATTTCAGAATAATACTCATCAGATTGAGGATCAAAACCTTCCTCTTCTGTTAATTTCTTATGTAAATCAAAAGCAGTATAAGTCATAGCGCTATCTCTACCAAACCATGTGTTTTTCTCTGCCCATGATGAAGCTTTAGGATCAGGTGTTCCTTGTGCTATTTCTTGCCTATTTAAATTAACTTCAGGTTTTACAACCTCAGTTTCTTTAACTTTACTTTCCTGTTCTTGATTAGCTTTAGCTTCTAAAAATTTAGCTTGTTTATAACCTAGTTCAGAAATCATAGTCTGAGCTTCTACTTCAGCATTAATATCTCCTGCTTCTCTAGCAGCAGCTAATCTTGCTTTTGCAGATTCTAGTCCAGATACAATAGATTCTTCTGTAGATTTTAAAAATCCAGGTTCTAACTTTGAAAGTTTTTCGTCAGCTTTTTTCTTGTCCAACATAACTCTTTCAGCATAAGTTAAAGCCTCTTCTTTTTGTCTCTCAGCTTCTCTCCATTTTTTAGTAAGCTTCGCAATTCTTTTTTGCACACCTTCAGAATATTGTTTTAATTCATCTTCTTCTTTTGGTGCTTCTGCTTCTTTAACTTCAACTTTTTCAGTTTCAGTATTTGTTTCAGCAGTTTCTTCTACAACAGGTCTTACAGTCAGTTCTTCTTTTACTTCTGGCTGTTCAATTTCTGTTTGATCTTTTTCTTCAGCGATATCAACATCCATTGATGGACCAGTTGTGTCTATATCTACTGTTTTATTTTCTTCTTGTTGCATAGTTTCCTCCTATGTGGTTAATATTGATGAAGTATATCTTCGGGTTTATCGATGGTTGCTAAAACTTCATCATCATTTAGCAATCTTACTTCTCCCCCATCTATCTGAATTCTTGATCCAGCATATTTTGCAAAAATTACCCAGTCACCTTTTTTACACCAGGCTCCTTCAGGAAATTTTTCTTTATCATAACAGTGTGGTCCCATAGCAAGAACTAGACCACAAGTAGAACCTACTTGTTGTCTCTCAAGTGTATCTTGTCCAAGATATAATCCACCTCTAGTTTTTTCTGGCATTTTAAATGGAAGAACTACAAGTCTCCATCCAGTTGGTTTAGGTAATTTAGAAGATTCTTTTGTTTTTAATCTTTCATAACCATCAACTTCTTTTTGATGATCATCTTTGTATTTATCTAACAGTGCCGATTTAACTTTCGGTTCTTCCGAAGTCTTCGAAGTCGACGACGTTTTCTGATCTTTCAATATCATTTTTTTGCTCCTTTGGTTCTAGCAGGTTAGAGATTTCCTGTGATATTTTTAAATA